TTTTTAATGCCTTTGCTGTTTTTGTTGTAGAGTGCTTCTTCTAATATAAGTGCTATACTGCTTTTACCGTGTCCATTTCTACCTACTAATTGCGTAAGTGGAGCGTGTACAAAGTTTATCTTGTTATTAGCACCATAACTAAAAAGATTACTCCAACGTAGTTCTTTTATTGTTATCATTGCCCCAAAACTTTCGCTTGTTTAAAAATCCCAGTTGTTCTATTAATAATACACAGTCTCTAGCACTATTTAATTCACTGTGCCATAACTCTTGTGTGCCATGCTTACGTTCGCTAATTATTTTAGCTACATATATCATATTAGGATGTTCAGTCATCAGTTTCAATTTTAGCTAAGTGTGCTTGCAGTTCTAATACAGTTTGTTCAACCGTTTGACTGCCCAATTGTAGCACATAGGTTAAATACTCACGAACTTCTTCGACTAGTGTCATTTCATTATCAAGCATTAATTGTACATCTGTACTCCGCTTAATAACTTTGCGATCAATTAACTCGTTATCTTCTAGTTCGCCCAATTCCTGCATATCACCCTCAACTTGATAAATTGTATGATGATACGGTGTTGGCGGTTTAGGGTCGCTTACTCCAACTGTCAACCTTATTAACTGTGGAACTTCCAGCTTTAGCCAACTATGTGTCAATGTTTCAGTATCAATTAAGATAACACCAGTGTCAACTGGTTGACGGTGAAAACTAGTAGTAACAGGGCTACCGGGATAAAGAATATTAAGTTGACAATTTTCATAACTGTGTAAGTCTCCGGCTAAGACAACATCCCAGCCGCTAAAAATATTTAAATCTACTTCAGGCGTTACATGTGGTGGTATACTACCACGAACGTGTGTACACAGTATCTGTCCGCCATCTGGCCACGGATTGTTTTGTTCAAAATCTTTTAGTTTGTTGTAGGGAACAAACTCTACTCCATAATCGCTGTAGTAATCATCTATGACTATAACTTTACGATTCATCTTGTTAGTAGCTTTAGCTAAATTAGTCATAAAAGTAGTTGATTTTTTAACTGCTTCATGATTACCGCTGTATATAATAGTTGGTATATTACAATTGCCGATTAGGTCAAAGTATATCTCTAGTTCTTCCATACTAGGCAGTTTGTCAAACACATCACCACCTATAACAAATACATCAGCCTTGGCTTGTTTTTCTGCTAATTGTTGCCATAGTAAGTTATATCTGTTTCTAGCCCAGTCTTGTGGTACGTTTTTCTGCCCTAATTTTATGTGTAAGTCTGCTGTAAATAGTAATTTCATTTAATCAATGCCTTTCCAGCCATTTACGGTCTTTCTTTTTCCTAGTAGGACTGAGCATAAATTTCCATTTGGTAAATTATGTTGTTTGGAAAATTCTAGCGTATTTGTTACTGTATAAATAATTCCATTTGGTGACATTATTTTTCTATATTGTTTACCCTGACTAATAGCACTAGCCGAATTTTTATATCTTTCTTTGGAAGATATGCTTAGCACTTTAGCAGATATTTTGGGATATTCTTCGTGTAGCCATAGATGTTGTGCACCCTGACCAATTTTTTTAATAGTATCTAAATTTATCTTTGTAATAGTTGATATTTGTTTATAGCTATTATTAACATCAGCTAATAATTCAAAAGCTAATTTTAACTGATCTTTAGAATACTTTGATGCTGAATTATTAGTGCCTATACCTACGCTATATCCGCCCGATATAATATTTAATCCATTATCTATAGAATCAAATTCTTTAATAAATAATTCCTCAAAATAATTTAAATCATCTTTACTGTTTTTAATTCTAAATAATATTTCTATATTAGGTAAAGCATTATATTTTTCGTATTCTTGCAATATTTTATAATTACAATGAATCTTTTGTTTTATCTCATTTATATGTTTATTGTATCTTGTATGGAAATTTACTGTTTGACCTATATATGGATAGTTAATATCCCAATATAATATATAAATACAAGATATACTATCCATAAAATCCTCCAAAGAATTAATAAAATAGCCCGTATACTTTATACGGGCTATTTTATTATTAACCTAATTCTTTTACTGCTTCTTGCTCTGACGCATCATTACCATCTTCATCATTTTGTGTGTTAATTTTTTCTAAAAGAGCCTTAACTTCGTCTGCTGTAGGCCTTGGAAACTTTTCGTCTATGTTTTGTGCAGAATCCGCGGCAGCTCTTTCTTCTGCTGTAAGAGCGCGTGGTTTGCAGCGCAATACCTGTAAGGTATATTCAACATTAAATGCTAGTGGTCCAGTTTTAGTACGTTTAAACACCACATCCCAACCGGTATCGTAGTCAGTTGGGTCATTTAAATCTTCAGCTGCTGTTAAGATTTGCTCAAATAACTTCTTTTTAAGATTAAGCGCCTTAACTTTACCATCTTTAGGGTCGATACAATTGATCGAATAGCTCCAGCTGCATTTAAGTTCAGGATAGAAGTCAGGCACATGATCTTTTTCCATGTTATCAAACTTCTCTTTTTCACGGCTAAATGCCAAGCACTCAACAGGGATATCCTTGTTATTAGTGCCCTTAATCCAGTAAATATAACGTGGCAAAACTCCGCCAATTAACCTAACTGTATTTTCGCCATCTTTATATTCGTAAGTTTCTACTTTATTTGTTACAGCTTTGCCTTTTGTTTGTTTAAAGCTAAGTGCCATATTTATTCCTCGTATTTGAAGTGTATTCGTTTGTTTTTTATTTCTAGTAGCGGATTATATTTTAATGTGCTGATTTCTATATCTGGATAGTAGGTTAAATCTAAAAATTTATAACCTAGGTCTTGGTAAAATTGCCAATTTCTACGACCCGCTAGTTTTACATATTGAATTATAAATAATCTATCAGTTCTAGTATCATCTAGTAACTGATCCGGTTTGAGTAAGAAACTAGGTCCACTAAACATCTCACTAGTTATTTTAGCGTTATTGAGTTTAACCCAACGACCGCTGCGATAGTCTCGTAGTATATCTAACAAGTCCCAGTGTTGTTTTGATTTTTGCTGCAATTTTTCAAGGTTAAATCGTAAGACCATATTTCTACTCAATATAATATTATAGCACAAACAGCTAGCTATAACAAGTTAAATTTTTTAAACCAGTTTGGTTTCCCAACCTTTCTTCATATAAAGGCCTAATCTATCTGTGTTCTGCTTGCGATCAGCCCAACCGCTAAATTGAATATCTACTACTATAGGATCTAGTTTACCTGGATGTGGTCTCATTATTCGCCCAACAATTTGTTCTAGTAGACTATCATTACTCATAGGTACTGCTAGGATGACGCAACTGAGTATGTTGATGGAGATACCTTCGCTGAAGATTTGCCTGCTACCAGCAACGCACATTTTTGCTTTGCTGAGTAATTGTTCTTTTGCATATTGCCTTTCTTCATAGCTGGTGTCGCCAGTAACCAACAAACACGTTTCTCCAACATATTCTTTGACCTTTTCTAAGAATTCTACTCTATCTGCAATTACAAGTACACTGTGACCGTTATTTATATGATAAGTAGCTAATGCACTAATATAACGTCTATAGTCGTCATCCTGCGTTAGCTCATTTATCTTTTCTACCCAGGGTACATTTGGTTTTAATACTATGTTACTTTTAACTATATGTACTATAGGATTAATAGTATTACTTTGTGGCGGTCTGTAAACAATATTGCCAAAGTAATCTTGAAACATTACATGCTTACCATCTTTACGTGTCATAGTACCACTAAGTGCAATCCTATATCTAGCATGAAAAGTGTCTACTGTTTCGCTAAATGTAGTAGCTGGACAGTGATGCGCTTCATCTAGTATTACTGTACCAAACTCTTTTTGTAATTTGTCTAAGTGTTTTACTATACTCTGCACATTTCCAACTACAATAGCATGATCTTCTATGTCAAACTGACCACTGCCGATAATACCACACTGCATACCAAATAGTGCTTCAATCTCATCACGCCACTGATCGCGTAGTGAAGTAGTATGTGTTACTACTAGTGTTTTTTGACCAAATTTTCTAGCAATATGTAGTGCTGTAAAGGTCTTACCCCAGCCTACTAAGGCATTAATAAAACAAGTATCTTCTACCTGATCGTATACTGCTAATTGATCTTCACGTAGTGCATATTTAGGTGTTGGAAACGGCACTGGTACTAACACCCGTTTATCTACTATTTCATATCCTTCAGGTATAAGGTCTACTCTACCCTGTGGCATACTAATAATTCCACTAGTAAGTGACCTGTAATTTCTAATAGTTTCTACACTAGTAAACTTTTTTGACCCTGTGTTCTTATGTATTTTGTAGGTAAGCTGATTTATTACGTGTTTAGTATGTAGTAGGCCAGGATTATCTATGTATATTCTATTAGATATAATAGCTTTTGCCATTACACCATTCTCCAAGTTGTTTTTATAGGTTCACTGTAATATCCATACAATAAATTGCTGTGACCATAGCTAAGTATTCCACAATATTGCTCTTCTGGTTTAGGAACTTGTAGACTTTTAAAGCGTTCTACTAGACCCTCAACCTCTAAAATACACCCAAGCCCACTAGCAGGTAAAACTTGTTTTAGCCTATGTGTAGCCAGCTTGGCGCGCGTAGATTTTTTGTGCTGAAATACCTGTCCATGGCTATCAATAAACCAAGTTGTTGCTTTTGCCAGTTTAATAACATCACCAATAAAATATATAGCACTACTAATTCTAAAAAGTTTATCTTTTATAACCAATCTACGTAAACCTAGGGTAGGTTTATTAATATTTTTATCATCTACTATTTGATAATTATCGCTGTAAGTATTATCATCTGGATTTGTATACTCTGTGCGATAAAAGACTAGCCCACCGGCTACTATGGGCTGTCTCTCACCAAGTCTAAATACGGGCCAGTTGATCGCCGTCCAGTTTGTAGGTTTCCTCAAAGTGTCCAAAGCTGTAGTCATCTCCAATATCTTGGTCTACACCAATAGCGCAGCCACTAATATTGCAACCCCACTCATGCTGTGTATTTTTACGCAGTATGTCACAATACTGTTCTACCTGCTCGGTCTTAACAAGTGCCACGATTGAGTCATGGACAAGCATGAAGATTCTTGCGTCAAGTCCACGCTCTCTAACTTCTCTAGCAGTTCCAATAGCTCCAAGTAAGTTAACGTCACTTGCCAGCGATTGGATTTCTGAATTAATACCACTTCGTACTTCGTGGGCTGCGATTCCTTTGTCACTGCTGAATACATTAGGAAGCCGTCTTTTTCGGCCAAAAAA